GAACTAATCAATATTATACAGAGGCAAGAGTACAAGCAAAACTCGATAATGCGTTTGAGCAATTGAGTGCAATGCTTAATAACCTTGCAACTTCAACTACATTAGTATTGAATCTATCTGGAGATCCTACTCCTGGATCTGTTGTAACACTTGGATCAATTTCTGCTAATGGTGTTGGTGGATTTACAAATGCTACTAATGTTGCTACTACTGGAGGAACAGGATCTTCATTAACAGTTGATACAACTACAACTAATGGTGCTGTTACTGGATTATCTTTAAATACTGCTGGTACTGGATATTTGATTGGAGATACATTGACACTTACTAACCCTAATCTTGGTGGTGTTGCTTCACTTAACCTTGGTACTTTGAATGGTGGTCTTGGTGGATTTACTGCTGCATCTGGAGTTTCTACAACAGGTGGATCTGGATCTTCCTTAACTTTTGATACAACCGTTGATGGGAATGGTGCTATAACAAACCTTACTATTAATGCTGCTGGTACTGGATATGCTAATGGAGAAACTATTACTTTAACTAACCCAAATGCGGGTGGTGCTGCTACAGTTGATACTCTTGTAGGTGGTACTGGATACGCTGGTGGAGAATCAATTGCAACTACTGGAGGAGGTGGAAGTGGATTAACACTCGATCTTACAGTTTCTAGTGGAGTCGTAACTGGAGTTGCTATTAATGGTGCAGGTTCAGGATATGCTATAGATGATACAGTAACGATTGTAAATGCTAATGCAACTGGTGTTAAAACTTTAGGAACTATTGCAACTGCTGGTACTGGATATCCTTCTGGATCTGCAATTGCAACTACTGGTGGTAGTGGAACTGGATTAACCGTTGATGTTACTATTGATGGTACTGGTGCTGTTACTGGATTGGCTATTAATAATGATGGTTTAAATTATTCAACTTCTGATACAGTAACGATTGTAAATGCTAACGCAACTGGTGTTAAAACTTTAGGATCAATATCTGCTGCTGGTACTGGATATACAGAAGGAACTACAACTGGAGTTACAACAACTTCTAGTGGATCTGGTACTGGATTAACCGTTGATGTTACTGCAGATGCAAGTGGAAATGTAACTGGTGTTGCTATTAATAATGATGGATTAACTTATGCAGCATCTGAGGTAATTACTATTGCTGGATCAGGTAATGGTGATGCAACAATCCCTGTATCTGCCATTCATGGTAATGGTGCAACAGTTCCAATTTCTGCCATTCATGGTAATGGTGCAACAGTTGATCTTGCTACAATATTTACTAATGCAACTGTAAATATTGCTACTACGTTCACTAATGCTACCTTCGCACTTTCTGATATTACAACGATGGAAGTAGGTGCAACTGTAACAGGTGGAACCTCTGGTACTACTGCAGTTATTACTGCTCTTGGTGCTACTTCAGTTACCGTTGATAATGTTAATGGATTCTTCAAGAAGGGAGAAACCGTTGGTGCTAATGATGTTACTAACTTGACTATTTCCTCATTCGCTTAAAATAAATGTCTGCTACTAGACCCGTCACTAAAACTGAATTAAGAGATTATGCTCTTCGTAGATTAGGATATCCTACGATAGATATCAACGTTGCTACTGAACAATTGGATGATCTAATAGAAGAAGCAATTGATTATTATCAAGAGTATCATTATAATGGAAGTTATAAAGCATTCTTGAGAATAGAAGTTACTGAAGCAATTAAAACTGCTGCACAAGAATATGCTCAGGAGGGTTCTAGTGATTGGTATGGAATTAAAAACTATGTTGATACTGCTCCTGGTACATTAGGAATCAATCATGTATATACTATGATCGGTGCCTCTAGTATAGTTCCTGGTAATATATTCAATATTAAATATCAAATTTTCTTGAATGATATCTATGCTATGACGCATGGACATATACTACATTACTTCTTAACATCACAATATCTTGAAACTCTTGATTGGGTAACCAACTCTCAGCAGAATCGTAGAATTAAATGGAATGAGCATCAAGGTAGATTGTATCTTGATATGGATTGGAAAGATTTTACTGTTGGTGACTATATACTTGTAGATTGTACTATGAGGCAAGACCCAGAAACTTTTACTTCCATGTATAATGATAACTGGTTGAAAGATTATGTTGAATCACTTTTCCAACAACAGTGGGGTCGTAATCTTAGTAAATATGATGGTATTCAAATGATAGGTGGTGTCACTTTAAATGGTCGTCAGATCTTAGAAGATGGATCAACCTTTAAGAAAGATCTTGAAGAAGAACTTCGATCTCGTTATGAACTTCCACCATTGGATATAGTGGGGTAATCACTAATGGTTTTTAGAAACACACCTGCACAAGATTATGTCCAAAGTGATTATTCAAATGCTGGACGTTTAAAAGCAAATGGCTCAGACCAAGAACAAAAATTTATAGAGAACCTTATCGTAGAGACCATTGAAATTTATGGCCAAGACATATATTATGTTCCGAGAACGATTGTCAACCGTGATACGGTCTTCGGAGAGGACTCTGATGGCAAATTTGAAAGCTCCAGAGCGATTCGTGCCTACGTCAATAATGTTGAAGGATGGGAAGGCCAAGGAGAACTTCTTACGAAGTTTGGAATTCGCATCGAGGACAAGACAACGTTTATTTTCTCCCGTGAAAAATTTAAAGAAAAAGTTGATGACTTGGAAGTCCTCAATGTTGAAGGGAGACCAAACGAAGGGGATTTAATTTGGTTCCCTGTAACAAAACATTTGTTTGAAATTAAGTTTGTAGAAGTAGAAAGACCTTTCTATCAGTTAGGTAGAGGGTATGTTTGGGAATGTCAATGCGAACTATTCGAGTACAGCGACGAAGAGATCAACACAGGTATTACAGAACTCGATGCTATCGAGACTGCTTTTGCAAATGCTATTACAGTTGGTCTAGTTGCTGGTGGATCTGGTGACTTTACTATTGGAGAAACAGTTACTGGAGGAACATCAAATGTTACGGCTGAGGTTAAGTCTTGGGATTCTGCTTCTAGGACTCTCATCGTTATCAATCGTTCTGGTACATTTACAATTCCAGAGACACTTACAGGTGGCACCTCTAGTGCATCTTGGACAACTGCTACATATAATACAATAGATAATCAAAATATCACGTACGATCAAAACTATGAATTTGAAACTGCTGATAATGATATCATCGACTTTACTGAATCAAACCCATTCGGTACGGTTGGTTCATCCACTGACTTAACAATCTAATGCTAGGAACTTATTCATATCACGAAATATTTCGCAAGACTATTGTTGCCTTTGGTACTCTTTTTAATAATATAGAGATCCGTAGGCAAGATGAGGTTATGAAGGTACCTCTTGCTTATGGTCCTAAGCAGAAATTTTTAGCACGTTTAGATCAAAATCCTGATCCTACAAACAAAAGAGTACAGATAACTCTTCCTAGAATATCATTTGAAATTAATGGGGTATCATATGATTCTAGTAGAAAGGTTTCACCTACACAGAAAGTAAAATTTAAAAAGGATACTTCTAACAATAAGAATGCCTTTATGCCAGTTCCATATAATCTTTCATTTGAATTGGCTGTTATTGCTAAAAATCAAGATGATGGACTTCAAATTGTTGAGCAGATACTTCCATATTTTCAACCACATTACAATCTTTCAGTAAAACTTCTTACAACTATAGGAGAAGTAAAGGATGTTCCTGTTGTATTAAATTCTATTGATTATGAAGATGATTATGAAGGAGATTTTGCAACTAGAAGAGCTATAATATATACATTCCAATTTACTGCTAAGACATATCTATACGGACCTGTTACCGATAGCAAGACTATTAAGAAGGCTATTACAGATTACTATACATCTACCAATACTACCTCTGCACCAAGAGAGAAGCGTTATACCGTTACTCCTACAGCATTAACAGATCAGGATGGAGTAGGACTTACTACTCTCTCTGCTGCTATGGACATTAACGATGGAATAATATCTGTTGCTAGTGTTGCATCTCTTGCACAAGGAGATGACATTCAGATTGGTACTGAAGTTATGCATATTAATAGAGTTGTTGGTAGTACCTTACACGTCAGTCGTGGATGGAACAGTACAACTATTGCAGGACATGCAAATGGTTCAGCTATTCTGAAGATAGATGAGGATGACGCAGCATTACTAGAGTCTGATGATGACTTTGGATTTGGTGAGTTATACTCTGACTTTACTGACATGAAGAAACGCAACCCTATAAGTGGTGCTGATGAGGCAATTTAACTATGAGTACTTTCGATGGTTTGAATAAAGTTTTTGGTGATGAGCCATCAGAACTAAAGAAACATGTTGAAAAGTCTAAAGCTTTAAGAACTGATAAAGATGATGTAAAGCAAGACTATGAAGTTAGTCGTGCTCAGTTACATAGTTTAGTAATGAAAGGACAGGAGGCAGTAGATGGCATACTTGATGTGGCACGAGCAAGCGATCATCCACGTGCTTATGAAGTTGCAGGTCAACTTATTAAAAACGTCGGGGACGTAGCAGATAAATTAATTGATCTGCAAGGGAAGATGAAGGAGTTGGATAAAGAAGATAGAAAAGGTCCAACTAATGTTACCAATGCTATGTTTGTAGGTAGTACAGCAGACCTTCAAAAACTTTTAAAGAAGCAAAAACAGCTAAATAATAACGAATCTAATTAACTCGACACGACATGACCGTACTTAATGTATTAAGCACAAACGCAATATCGGCATCTGGTTCTGAATATCAAGTTATTCAAACTGGATTTTATCGTATAAGTGCT